TTGAATAAGGATTGCAAATCTAGATTTCACTTTAATTCAACTCTCTCCACAGGCCGGGGCGTCCAATCAGTCGCCTTGCTTAAATGGAGGATCCGCGCCAAGGTAACTTTTACCTTGACGAACGGCGGGCGAAAATACTGTTGGCAAGCTGACGCCATCATTATTCGCCGAGCGGACGTTCTAAAAGTCCACGACTACGCCCGGCAGCACTGTTGCCTCCGCGACTACCTGCTTATCCGGCTTCCAATGAAAATCGGCTTGAGAACAGGCGAAATATGCAGCCTCCGCGTTGAAGACATAAACTTTCAAGAGAGAACTTTCCTGGTTTTGGACAGCAAGAAGAAAAGATTGTATCCGCTGCCCCTTGACGCCGTAACGCTTCAGCTTATTCAGGACCTTGTTGGATCCCGCCGTGAAGGCTACGTGTTTACGCGGGACGTTTACAGCAGAAGCTGGAGCCACGCTAAAGCCGGTTTGCCTCTAAGGGTTGGAACAGTTGAGGTTCGAGTGAAAAGGATCGCTGAGGCTGCGGGCGTAAAAGGCTTCACTCCAAGGCTTCTGAGGCACTTTTTCGCAGCTGAATGGCATAGGCGGGGCGGAAGCCTTGAACTTCTTAGGCGAATACTCCGCCATAAAAGCCTCGCCTACACCCAGTTCTACTTAAGCCGCCTCGTCTATTTTGAAGATTTGCAGGGCGAATATCAGAAGCTTCAAAGCGGGCCAATATTGGACGAGGCTTATGCGCCAAAGCAGCCCCCGCAAACCCAGGTGACGCAGCCAACCCTTCCAGAAGTTTGCCGGACATGCGGCAACCTTCCAATCTGCAGGCTTGTGGACCAAATGCCCGTCTGGGCCACCGGCTGCCGATATAAAAGGGAGGTGGTTTCAGTTGAAAAAAACCGTTTTAGCCCACCATCGGCAGCCGGACGGGGCCCTGTGCACATTCAACCCTAAGTCCGGCGTTTACGACCAGCCCGTTGAAAAATGGATGAGGCGGGCGCATTTAGACTGGAAGAAAAGGCTGGAAAAACTGGAAAGGAGGGTTCTCGATGCAGCGGGGAAAAGTGTTGAATGAAGCTCAGCTGTTGGCTGAAAGGATCAGCGACGCCTACGCTGAGGTTGGCTTGAAACAAATTCCCACAGACGGAGTTAACTTTGTTTTCGTTTTGATGAGCAGAGATGTTGACCAATTTCACTACGTTATGGTTGGACTAGCCAACCCGTTTGACATAATCAACGACGTTTTCCACGCTCTTGTCGACGCGGGGATAATGAGCCGAAGCCTTGCACATGAAACTGTGCTGAAATGGGTTATTGAACAGCTTGAAAAGGAGGATTCTAATGAAAGCCCGCAAACTCATTGAAGACTTGATTAACACAAGGGAGTTTCAAAAGTTCTGCGACAACTTTTGCCCACACAGGCGTGAAGGATGCCGGCATGATTGCCAGTTTTTCTGGTTCCGAGACTGGGTGACCGTGAATGGTTGAGGCGCGGGTAATCGCGGTAAGTGTTGAGTGTTATTGTCCGGCTGCTGGCGACATGGTTATTTTAAACGTTGGAGGTTCCGTTTACGGCGACGTTGTCCAAGGCACTGTGCTGGACTGCAGCCTCATTCATTATAAAATCTGCCGCGCCTACGTCCGGAAGTCACCGCATTGTAAGCTCGGAAAACCCACAATGATGAGCGTGAGGTAAACATGCCCCGCTGTGTTGACTGTGCCAACTACCGGAAAAAGGACGGCTTCTGCAGCTGGTGCAACGCATACGTCACGCGAAAAAGCGCTGAGAAATCGTTGCGGTGCGACGGCTTCACCCGTAGGAAACCTTCCCGAGGAAAGTTGGAGAAAGTTTTGGAGGCGAAATAGGTTTGAGAATGTATAAATGGCATAATATAACTAAAAAAACGCTTGCAAATTATCCGCCAAACAGCATTTGGGTTGAAGTATGGCATATTGCTTTTCCACAACCTTTCGGCTCTTTTAATGTTGCATTAAAAAGTTCTGTTAAAAACTACCGTTGCCACTGGAAAGATAGGGGCATCAGATATATTGGCAACTACCATGCATGGAACTTTGAAGAGTTATTAGCCTTTTGTGTTCGCATGATTAATGAACTTGGACTAAAAATTGACGATTTTGATTTTCATGGTTCAGATTTAGGCGGAAGCGAGTTTCTGCGAGAGCAAATAAAGAAAGTTTTGGAGGTGAAATAAGTATGGGTAAGGTTAAGGAGTTGAGGGTTCGCAAGGGCTTCATTAGGCGGGGTGTCCGCGTTGAATACACGGTTATAGCGGACGTGGATGACGAGCAGGACCTTTTCGCGGCGAAGGAGAGGCTTGAAGGCATAGTGGACGGCTGGCTTACGGCGCATCCCGAGTTTAAAACGGTGAAAACAGAGGCGAAGTCTGAAGTCCAAAAGGGCGGGGAAAAGGTTTTAACGGTTGAGGAAGCCAAAAAGCTGTTTCCAGACGACCTGCGCGACTACCTCAAGTTCATCGACACCAGCGAATACATAGTGTTGGAGCCCCGCCAATTTTTAGGAGCGGAAAACTTCAAGCGAATAGCCGACGTTGTCCGGGAAGCTGGCGGAGACTACGTTAGCGCGGGCAAAGAAAGCCACTTCCGCATACCCAAAAAGAAGGCGTAACAATGACCTGCGTCTGTAAAGGCTTATGCAAAACTTTTCCGTCGCCGCCAAGAGGACGCGGACTTTACAAAACTCACTATTACTGTGGCAGGTGTGGTCATCCAATTCCCAAAAACGCAGCGATTAAATCACCCCTCGGCCCCGTCTGCCCCTGCTGCCATTCCCGTTTAAGGCGGAAGCCGAAAGCGCACAACCGGGCTAAGCCAATTATTGAACCTTTATTTTGGCCGGAATAGCTAGTTTGTCTCCCCCACCCGCCCAATGAAGGTGAAAACATGTTGCAACAGCCCCTCGAAGACCTAATCGAGGTTTTAGACAAGCAAATTGTTGGAGACTACAAAACCAAAGTTAGCGTTTTGTTAACGGGCGTAAGCGCCTACACTCCATGCCCGCTAAACCTCTATTTGAGGGGGACACCCGGCAGCGGTAAAAGCTACAACGCCACCCGTGTTTTACGGATTTTCCCGAAAGAAGACGTTTGGAAGATCGGTAAGCTTAGCCCAACAGCGCTTGTCCACCAGAGGGGTGAATTATACAGCGAGGACGGCTGCAAACTTGAGATGCCGAAACGCGAGGAATACGGCGACTTAAACGAGTATAGGAAGGCGCGACGTGAATATGAGGAGAAAGCTAGAAGCGGACATTACCGCGTCTTCATGCATGGGAAAATCCTGCTGTTTCTGGATGCACCTCACCCCGAAACCTTCCACATGTTGTATCCGATTCTAAGCCATGACGAGTGGGAAATCGACTACCGCATAACCGAGAAAACCAAGTGGGGAGGCCTTCAAACCAAACATGTGAAAATCGTCGGCTGGCCCGCAACGGTTTTCATAAGGGGCCGAGAGGAAACCGTTCCGGAAGAGTTTCGCCGCCGCTGCCTCATAGTTTGCCCCGAAGAAGGGAAGGAAAAGGTTGAAAAGGTTAACGCTTTAACACATAAATTGAACGCTTACCCGTGGACTAAACGGGAAATCGAGCTTGACTACGACCGGGCCAGAGTTTGGCTTTCAAACTTGAAAGCGAACCTTCTGAAGCTAGCGGACATCTGCATACCCTTCGAGGACATTGACAAGTTTTACCCGGCTGAAGTAACCGCGGACATGACTGAATTCAGCTTTCTCGAAAACTTCATCAAAACCATCGCAGCCCTCAACTATTACCAGAGGCCCCGCCTGAAAACCGACATGGGCGAAATCCTGCTGGCGTCGGAAAGCGACGTGAAAGACGGCTGGGCAATATTCCTAAACCTTTTCGAAACCAGCAGAACAGGCCTAAGCCAGCACCTTTTAGACTTCTATTACAAGTGCCTAGTGCCGCTTGGAAGCTTCCACACCAGCGAGGCTGTCGAAAAATACAATGAAACCTTCAAGCCTCGGCGCAGCAAGCGGACCATTGAAAACTACCTCAAAATCCTGGAGGAAACCAGCTACCTGACTAGCGACGAAGACCCCAACGACAAACGTAAACTGATCTACAGGGCGATTCAAACACAGAAATTTGCGCAAAATCACGCAAATTCCGATTTTGCGCGAATTTTAACCTCCGATTTGCAAGAAAACTTTGAAAAATGGCGCAAAAATTTGCGAAACAATTTCCCTATTAATATAATAAATAAAGAGGATGGAACAGAAAAACCCGTCACGGTTGACCAGCTTCACACATATATAATATATAATAAGACGTGTTTGCGCAAATTTTACAGCGTCTTTTACAGCCCTGTTTTGGAAAAGAAGCCTGAAATTCACGCAAAAATCGATTTTGCGCAAATTTACGCGAATTTGAAGTGTTTGGACAGAGTCGATAGGAAGATTCTTCCAACGGAGAAGTGTTGCCTCTGCGGTAAACATCCAGTAGACTATCAAGTTACATGGCTAGACGGCTCTTGGGGCTTACTATGCGAAGAATGCGGAAGACAACTCGAAAAAATACACCAAGAGGGCAAAATGAATCAAAGGGGTGGAGATTAACGGAGCTAACGTTTATCGAAATGTTCTGTGGCATCGGAGGGTTTAGGCTTGGACTCGAACGGAGTGGTTGGAGGTGCGTCTGGGCAAACGACATCGACAAATATGCCTGCATGGTTTACCGTTACCGCTTCGGAGCCGGAGAGCTCGTCGAGGGAGACATTAGACAGATGGATGCCTCAACAATCCCAGACCACACGCTTCTCACTGCTGGATTTCCTTGCCAAAGTTTCTCAATTGCAGGGAAACGGAAAGGTTTCGAGGACGCTCGTGGAACGCTATTCTGCGATATTACCAGAGTTGCGAGTACTAAAAAACCTCCATTATTACTGCTGGAAAACGTCAAGGGACTCCTTAGCAACGACAAGGGAAGAACCTTTGCCAGAATCCTTCAAGCGCTGGATGGTTTGGGGTATGATGTCGAATGGCAGGTGCTTAACAGCAGGTATTTCGGGGTTCCCCAGAATAGGGAGAGAGTGTTCATTGTTGGACATCTTAGAGGAACAAGTTCCCGACAAATATTTCCTATCGGAGGAGGAAACAAGGGAACTATTAGTCGCGGTTATGGAACACGATTTAGGCAAGTTATCCCGATCGACGACGTCTCAAGGATTGAGAAGTGGAAGTGGGGGCGTAGGTTAAAGGTGGATGGAGTGGTTTGCTCCCTAAATACCGTAGAGCGTAGAGGCATTGTTGTATGTGGTTACGTTTACCCCTCTAGAGGGCACGCTGGTAGAGTTGTTGAGGTTTCTGGTTTAAGCCCCTGCCTCCGAAGCTCGTGGGATCCCTTTGTTTGGATTCGCGCTAACTTGAGAATTAGAAGGTTAACCCCAAGGGAGTGTGAGAGGCTGCAAGGTTTCCCGGACGACTGGACAAGATGGGGGCTAACGCGCGGCGGCAAAGTCGTGGAGCTTTCAGATACGCGACGCTACAAGCTACTAGGAAACGCAGTCACGGTAAACGTTGTAGAGTTTCTCGGTAGGAGGTTAACGGAAGTGATGCAACTTGAGGGAAATTAGGTGCGCCAAATCGGATGAACCGTGCCAGAGGTGCGAGCAGAATCCAACATGTCCGATTTACGGGGAAAGGATCGTCCTAACGAAGCAGCTTAAGAGCCTCCTCAAGAAGCTCGACGAAACAGCAATCATTATCCGTAGGATCCTCGAGCTACGGGGGGAAGATGAGAGTGTGCAGCCGCGAGTTTGAACGTTTAAGGCGGATGCAAGAGGAAGCCGAAAAGCTTCCTAGGAAAGTTGCCATAGTCTGTAATTACCACGTGTGGTGTAACGGCGTCGGCGACTGTGAGAAATGCCCGTTTCTGTTGGAGTTGAAAATTGAGGATTTGGACGCGTTGGAGAAAGAAGCTCCTGTTGCTGAGGAGGGGTGCAACTGTGGATAAGCGGAAACAACCAGTGATGTTGTTTAGAGAAGCTTGGGTGTGGAGTGAACAAGAAGAACGTCTCTACGCCAAGCTTTGTATCGGTAGGGTTTTACATTTGTTTAGCGGGCGTAGTCTTCTTGGCGACATTCGTGTAGATATAGACAGTCCAGTTGCCACGCATAAAATTGACCTTTCAGAGGGTAAGCTGCCTTTCAAAGATTTGGAGTTTGACACGACAATAGCTGATCCTCCATGGGCGGGACCACAAAATTGGGATAAATGGGAAAATCTAATGCATGAAATTGTCCGTGTTACAAGAAGAAGGGTTATCTTTATTCTTGGAAACTTGATTTACTTGTTGCCTAAGCCGTTTGTTTTGAAACAGATCTATGTCTTAAAGAAGGTTTCACCACAAGTTAAACTTGTTTATGTTTGGGAACGGGAAAACAAAACTCTAAATGAGGTTTTAAGGGAGTGTGGGGAAACAAGTGGCGTGCAAACTTGTCCATGTGAAGGCTGACAGAATCTGCAGAATCTGCGGTTCAGTAATATTGAAGGGGGAGAAAGCCTACCAGATCAAAAGGTCCAGCGGATACCGCTATGAATGCGTGAAATGCCATCGAAACTATGAAAACTCAAACTTGGTTTACAGCCCCTTCTTCAAAGCCTGGTGGAAACGAATAGATTTGCCTGAAGGCCCCGCCATACTGTTCAAAAAGCGAAACGTCTATTAGATGATTCCTTCCCGTTTTCTTTCGGGCTTCAATGAAGGACATGCAGATTGTTTTCGGCGAAAAGCTTGACCTTGACTTTGAAAACTTCGTTTTGATTGACCTGCCCGTTGTCAAAGAAAAAATTGAGGGGCAGACGCGGAGTTTCGGCGAAATAATCTTCATGGGCGACTTCCATTATGGACACAACCAGCACAGCTTCAGCCACCTCCACAAGTATCTAGGCTTGCTTGAAAAACGGAAACACGTGCAAATCTGCATGATGGGCGACGTTTTTGAAATGCAGGACCTCGCCGACTTCGTGAAGGAAGCCGAGGTTCCTGAAAGACTGCAGGTTGAAATGTTCCTCAGCGACTTCAAACCCTTCGCCAAACGCATTAAAACCTTGATTTGGGGCAACCATGAGAAACGCTACGCTAAACAGGGCAGAATGGTTGTGGACCTGTTTGAATACTGCAAGGAGAAACTTGAAAACCCAGACATTTACACGGCTCCGCCTCAACGTGGAATATTGGCTGCGGTTAAAGCAGGCGACCAGCTTTACAGCGTTTACATGCTTCACGGACGCTCGAAAGCCACAACCATTCTAGACGCTCAATTGAGGCGAAGCCGGGGAATCTGGGCGACCACGATAATAGCCCACGGTCACATCCACAAAATGGACTGGCACCCCATGACAATGTTCACGGTTGCAGGAGACGGAAAAGTTTTCGGAAGGCTTGTTATACGCCAATACCTTCTAAGCACAGGCTGCTTCCTACGCTACCCAGGATACGCCGAGGAAGGAAGCCTGCCCGTCAGCGACATAGGCGCGCCAATCGTGAGGTTTTACGCGGACAGCAGCGGAGTCGAATACATTGACCCCCGCATAAGATACAAAGACTATTTCCTGAAGGGCGGAGAATTCTACCGACGTGCAAACGTGGACTGCAGCGACCTTTTAGATTTCGGCTTCAAACCCGCCGTAAAAGGAATCCCACTAGCCCCCCAAACAATTTGTTTTTACAAGCTTAAAAGCAAGGGAACGGTGCTGCCTCCATGTTGAAGTGTAAATTTAGAATTGAAGGCTTAACACCCATCCTAATGCACAAGTTCAACGGGATTGAAGAAGAAAAACTGCTTAAACAGAAAAGCGACGCTGAACAGGCTGAAGCCCACGCCTACCGCCTTCCAAACGGAAACCTTGGCATCCCATGCGAATGGATCCGCGGCTGCCTAATAGACTATTACATCCTAAACGCTCCGCCCAAAAAGAAAAGCGAAACAAGGCTTCAAGTAGCCCCACGAATACGCGTAGAACCATACATGCTTGACCTAGGCATAAAAAACTACATAATCGACAAACGCAGCGTTCCATCCGGAAACATAAGCCGGGGAGGCGTGAGAGACTTCTGCGTTAGACCACGGATAGACCGATGGCAAGCCGAAGGATTCCTCGTCACAACACTGGAAAAAACGGCTGAAGAGTTGAAAAACGACTTTGAACAAGCCGGTATTGAAATTGGCATAGGAAGCAACCGCGTCAACGGCTTCGGACGATTCAAAGTCCTTGAGTTTAGTTTAGCTTAGCGTAGCGCAGCATAGCAGAGCTTAGCTGAGTAGAGCGGAGCCCAGCTTAGCCGAGCGAAGCATAGCTTAGCTTAGCTTAGCTTAGCAAAGCAAAGCAAAGCATAGCGAAGCTTAGCAAAGCAAAGCGGAGCCTAGCCGAGCTAAGCAAAGCGCAGCTAAGCTGAGCCTAGCGAAGCGAAGCATAGCCCAGCAAAGCATAGCCAAGCCTAGCCGAGTAGAGCTGAGCAAAGCAAAGCGCAGCTAAGCAAAGCGGAGCCCAGCATAGCGAAGCTGAACCAAGCAAAGCGCAGCTTAGCTTAGCTGAGCGAAGCCAAGCAGAGCGAAGCGAAGCAAAGCGGTGTTGAAATACCATAAATTGGAGGGGGAAAGGTGCCGAAATACGACGGCAACTATTATTGCCCTAGGTGCGAGAAGTGGTATCCAGCTGAAGAAATCCTGTGGTTGGAAACACGTTTTGAAGATGCGGATGGAAACATTGTTCTAATCACCCGCAGGGTTCCAGTTTGCCCTATTCACCATATTCAGCTTCGTTCGAGGCCCATTTATAGCCTAAGCCGAAAACACAGACAAGCGTTGAAAAGTGCTCAAAAACTCGTTAAATAACGCTTTAAATTTTCAATTTAAAAATGGGATTTTTTATATTGGTCGGAACCCCCCTTTTATGCTGGTTTCCGGTGAACCGGCCGGGGACCCATTTGGCTGTGGTTTGACTAAAATTAACTATGTGGGTCCCCGGCGAAAACCGGGGTGAGCCGCCGCCTCAGAGTGGCGTTCAGAGGACTTTATCGATGCCCGGCAAAAGAAGCCCTGTGAATCTTGCGCGGAGAGCTGCTTTAAAACTTGTCTTCGAGCATGCGTTTTTAGATAAGAAAAAAGGCGAAATCGTTTCCACGTTGGACCGCGCTGATATTGTTAAACTGTTAAGCCTCGGCGAGTTCAGGGTTTCAGATGTTCCAGACGTTGAAAGGGGCGAAGTGCTTGTTGACAGTCGGGGTGAGGGAAGCCTTCAGCGGAGGGGTCAGCCTAAATGCCTGTTGAAACGTTGACTAAACATCTTTTTTCGCGGAACACTTGTCCGGCTAAAAACTGTTTCATGCGTCAAAACCGCTGCGACGAGAAATGCACTTGGTGGACTTACGAGAAGGCTGCCCGCTTTCAAGGTGACATTTAATGGGCAGGTTTTACGCGCGCCTCGTCAGGAAAAAGCGTTTTCTAGGCTTGTATGCGAAGAGAAGCTTGAAAAAGGCTTTGGCACATGCTTTTGTAGGGTTTGTTTCAGGCTATACGGTTGGTTTGCAGGCGACTCAAGCCTTGAACGTGGCTGTTTTAAGCGGGCTGATTTCCGCAGCCGCCTACTTCATGTATGAGGTTTTAAAGTGAGCTTTCATGGTGTGGTTTCATTTGAAACGTTGGCATATTCGCCAAATAGACGACCAAGACTACATTTTCATAGACGCGAAAATAGCCAACCCAATGGATCCTAAAAAATCGGAGAAGGTTGAGTTTCTCGTCGACACGGGGGCCACAGGCTGCGCTATAAGCAGCGAGTTGGCTGAAAAGCTTGATCTGGAAGCTAGCGGAGTGGTTGACGTGGGGTTGGCTGACGGCAGCTCGAAACGCGTGAAGGCTGCATATATACTGATAGAGGTTGGCGGACGCAAACTTTACACGTGGACCATTTACGACAAAGGTTTCACGCCGATTTTAGGCTTAGACGTCATGCGGGTTCTCGGAATCCACGTGGATGTTCCAGAGCGGAAAGTGCTCATCCCCTACAAGGGCTTGAAAATCAGAAAGATCAGCCTTTACATGGGCATACCCCGGTTCACATACACGTTTACAGCGTCGTGGGGGAGGGGGTAGGCTGAAAATGGCTCGGAAAAAACGTTTAATTTACGCTGAGGAACTGGTTAAAAAAATCGAGAAATTCTGCGAATTGAAAACCCAGGATTTACGTGTGAAGCTTATCGCGGATTTGGAAAGGCTTTTCCAGATTGCGAAGGACATGGCTGAAACGGCTGAAAACCAGGAAGACTGGATTCGCGTAGCCGTGTTCATAGCGCAAACCATCAACAGCCTAGCTAAAAGCTACGATGAAACAAGGTTTAACGAGCAAATGAAGGAGCTGGAAAGGCTGATTGAACAGGCGAAAAAGCGAGCTGGAAAGGCTCAAACGGGAACTCCAGTCGCTTGAAGAAGGCGAGGCAGCTGAGGAAAGGCTTGAAGTATCCAACGATCCTGTTGAGTTTTGCCGGAAATGGTTCAACTTAACGCCCACAGAATACCAGGCGAGGCTTCTCCGAGACAAAAGCAAGCGAATTGTTGTCCGATGGTGCCGGCAAGCAGGCAAAACAACAAGCCTCGCCTTAAGGGCAATATGGTTCGCGCTTAAACATCCGAAAACGTTGACGCTTATAGTGGCTCCTTCGCTTAGGCAAAGCATGATTTTGGCGGATAAACTTCAAGACTTCTTAACCGGCCTGCCACCGAGTTCACGGAAAGCGATCATAGATAAGCTGCAGCGAACAGTCATCCGCTTCAAAAACGCTTCAAGAATCGTTGCGCTGCCAAACAGCCCAAACCTTTTGAGGGGCTACACGGCTCATCAAGTTATATGCGACGAGGCTGCCTTCTTCCGAGACGACGAGCTTGTGTTCTACAACGTGCTCATGCCTATGCTAAGCACAACGGACGGGACGCTTATCGTTTCAAGCACGCCTTGGAGCACCGACAGCGTCTTCTACAAAATGTGCATGAACCCCGAATACAGCCAGCACGTTGTCACGTGGGAGGACGTTGTCAAAGCCGGCTTAGTTAAACGCGAGTTCATCGAGGAAATGCGCCTAAGCATTCCCGAAGAGCGTTTCCAGCGCGAGTTTGAAAGCAAGTTCGTGGAGGACATTGACGCTTGGCTACCCCAAAGCCTGATAACTTCATGCATTGACGCTAAGCTTCAGCCCTACGACTTCCACGACCAGCCTCAAGGAGACTTCTACATCGGCGTTGACTTCGGCAAACAACAAGACTACTCGGTTGTCGTGGTCGTCGAAAGGTTTCCTAATAATATATTGAAGCTTGTCCATGTGCACCGGTTCCCGTTGAACACGGAGTATGCGAGCGTGATAGGCTATGTTAAAAGCCTCCAGGATCGTTGGAAAACTGTTCGCGCCGTTTACGCCGACATTACAGGCGTCGGCGGCTACATTGTCGAGGACATGGTGCACAGCGGAATACAAAACGTGCAGGGCGTAACCTTCACGGTTCAAACCAAAGAAGATATGGCGACGGTTCTAAGGGAGAAAATGAGGCAGAAGGAGTTTCTAATACCCTATGAGCCTGTCCGAAGACGCCAAGACATTGACCTGTGCGCCGAGCTTAACGTTGAAAAATATGAGCTTATGAAAACCGGCCACATACGGTTCAGCCATCCGGAGGGAAGCCACGATGACGTGTTCTGGGCGACGGCTCTAGCCGTTTACGCAGCCGTCCAGTCGCCCCTCCCCGGTAAAGGCGCCGTTTTACTGCCCCATTAAGGTGATTCGCATGAGTTTCGTCGCGGACCGAATTCGCAAAGGCTTGAAAGCCGTAGTAGAAGCCGTTAGAAGGCCCTTTGCAGCTCAGAGGCTTTACCCGCCAGACGTTAGCAGGCGCCAAATTGAAGAAGAAGTGCCCGTAAGCTGGAAAGCCGACAACGTCCTATGGGGCTACGTGACAAAATACATGCTGAAGGGCAGCGGCGCAGGCTTCGTAACCCCGCCCTACACAGCCTACTGGGAAAGGCTCTGGGGAACCGTTCCAATCGAGGATCTGCCCAAATACAAGGATCTTTACACTTTCACGCCCTACATCAAAGCCTCAATCGATGTAACCGTTAACTTAGCTATAAGCAACGGGTTCGAGCTTGAAGGCGGAGAAGACCAAGTTCGAGAGTGGCTTTCAAACTGGCTTGACGAGCAAAACATCCTCGAAACCTTGAGAATTATCGCGACGGACATGCTTGTTTTTGGAAACGCCTACCTTGAAATGTGCAGAAACGAAGACACGGGCAAAATCGAGTGGCTTAAGCCTTTGGACCCCGTCCACATGAGGGTCCGCCGAGACGCTTACGGGCAAGTGCTCGGCTACATTCAGCTGCTGACTTTCCCGCCGGTCGTCTTCGCAAGCGATGAAATATGCCATTTCAAATGGGGTGCAAAGAGCTGGTGGTTTGAAAGTTGTTACGGGACAAGCCTTCTCCGCCCGCTCTTAAAAATCCAGGCTTTAATCGACCAATTGGAAGACGACATGGCTGTAATCGTGCACACTTACGCCAAACCAATGCTCGTGGTGAAGGCTGGAACGCCCGAAAGACCTTGGACAGACCAGCAATTACAGCAGCTTGTTGAAGCCTTCAGAGACCGAAAACCGGCCACAGATGTTTTCGTGCGTGGAGACGTGGAAGTTGACGTTGTTCCAAGCCTAACCAAAGACGTCAACGTAACGTTTTGGCTTGACTATTTGTTAAGGCAGCGTGAAGCCGTTTTAGGCGTGCCAAAAATTTTCCTGGGCTACTCAGAGGGAACCAACAGGGCGACCGCGGAAGTTGTAATGCAAGAATATGTGACGCGTTTAAGGATGATGCAGGAGATTATCGGCGACACGCTTGAAACAGTCTTGTTCAAGCAGCTTATTAGGGACGAGTTCGGCGAGGGCGTTGAAATCCCGAAGGTTAAGTGGAGACCTATATGGGAGCCGACGTTCCAGGATAAGGCTAAAGTGCTCGGCGACCTCGTGGACAAAGGCATAATATTGCCCAAAGAAGCCCGTGTGCAACTTGGTTTCCCAGAAGAGTATCCAATAACCACGCCTGAAGAGCTTCAAGCCATTTTGAAACGTAATGGAGTTAAACCGTAACTGCTTATCGCACTGCGATAAATGTTCAGGCTTAAACCGTAACTGCTTAACGCTTGCTCAATGCCCTTTTTATATGCTTAATATTATTGAGCGTGATTTAATGGCGTTTTTCGGCTTTCCAAGGCGGGGCGAGCAGCGGGTTTACGCTTATCGGACCATGCGGGACGAGAAGGTTTGCGATGAGTGTTCCGCCTTGGACGGGCATGAGTTTGTCTGCGAGGCGGATGAGGATCCAACCCGCTATTTCGAGTATGCCGAGCAGTGGGATGAGGAGATAGACTCTTGGAAAGTCAACTTGCATCCGCATTGTCGCTGCTGGCTTGAGCTTGTTGACGTTAACAGAGAGGAATAAAGATGCCGGGAATCGATGAGACAACTAACACTTTCCGTTATCGGGTTCAAGACCCGGATAAGTTTGACAAGTTTAGGGTTAAGCCCATCACTCAAGGCGTGAAGATAACGTTGGGAAGGGTTAAAGGCACAAACCGCTGGGAGATTCAAAGCTACATTTTCGACAAGACGCGGTTCAAGGACAAGGAAAGCGTTAAAAATTGGCTTGAAAAGCACTTGAAAAGCGAGCTGCAGCTTCTTTTGGACTTTAAAGCTTGGAACGAGCTTCGCATGCGGTTTTTGAAAGCTTACCTTGACATTTCCCGCATTGACTAAACTTCACAGGTATCAAATTATAGAGAGGTGTAAAAGAATGAGTTTTGAAGCTGCAAAGTGGACAACCAAATACATCAACGACCTTCCAGACGACGCCTTCGCCCTAATCGAGCCCGGCGGCGAAAAGGACGAAGAGGGCAAAACTGTTCCGAGGACCCTGCGCCATCTACCACATCATAAGCCCGACGGAAGCATTGACCTGCCACACCTTGCGCAACGCTATGGCCAGGGTCACCCATATCAAGCCTAAAAACATGCCCAAGAAAGAGGCTGTTGAAAAAGCCCACGCGCACCTTCTACGCCACTACAAGGAGCTGAAGATTCCACATCAGCCCTGCGAGGTCAACAGGCTTGGCATTAAATGCGAAGGCTACACCCCGCAAGAGGAGAAGAAAAGCATGCTTGAAGACTGGCAGGCGTTTGCTGCTTGGCGTGAAGCCTACTTGAGGCGGAAGTATCCAGGCGCCGTGTTTCCAGCGATCGTGGAGTGAAACATGGGCAGAAACCAGAAGAAAAGGCGCAAGCTTCGCCGTTTAAAGATTCTCGGCTTGATTTAGAGGTGTGAAAGCATGCAGCTCAGGTATTATGTGCCTTTTAAGGCAGTTCAGAGCGCCGACCAGAAGGAAGCCCAGTTTCCAATTAAAGAGCAGCTTGTGGTAATCGAAGGCGTCGCGATAGACACAAGCGTCAACAAGAACAAGTGGCAGGTGCCAAGAGAAGACCTTGAATATATCGTTGAAACCTTGAAAGGCGCCCAGCTCCGCGTTGACCACGCTGAATCAGCGCTTATGGTCGTTGGGAAAGTTGTGGATGCAAGCCTTGACGGAGACCGCGTATTGTTCAGAGGCTGAGGTTGGCGATGAAAGGCTCATTGACAAGATCATAAGGGGCTACGTCACCCATGTTAGTATTCAAGTTGACAGCGACGAGGTTGAATGCAGCAAATGCAAGCGTCCCACACGCAAAGAGGGCAGGCTTGTCCACCTCTGCCCGGCGCTTGGGAAGTTGTCCGAAAGCCAAAAGTGCGCGAATTAAGCATTGTCGCAAGCCCGGCTTACGAGAACACAAGCTTTCAGCCTTTAGGCTTCTATGCAGCTATGAACGAGGCTCAGTGGGGCGCAATAATTGAGTCTTTAACCAAATCGGGTGTTTTGGAGCCTTCTCCTTCACAGTCATCCGTTTCACCGGATGATAATGTGGGTTCTAAGCCCGTGGAAGGGCTGCAAGAACCCGAAACAAAAACTGTTCAAAAAGCGGACGAGGTGAAGCCCATGTCCGTTAACGCGGAGCAGAAGGCTTCACCGCAAGTGGCTCAGGCAACAGTGAACGTTGCGCCCTGGAGAAACTTCGCCTAAACAAGTGGAATACGAGGACTTCATGAAGCAGCTCGAAAAACTCATGGAGCAGATTAAGGGCGAAACAAGCGAGGAAGCAATCGAGGCTTTGGAGGCTAAAGTCCGCGCCCTTGAGGCTGAACTGGCCAAGCGCGTTAAGAAGGCAACCCTCAGCAAGAAGCTGAGCGAGTTGTCTAAACGCTTGGCTGAGCTTGAAGCCAAAAAGGGCGAAGAGGCTGAAGAGGCAGAAGAAGCGAGGAAGCAGAAGAGGCAGAAGAGGCTAAAGCGCCGACCCCTGTCAGCGAGGCTAAAAAGAAAGGCTCTGCTGGAAAGGGCATTGTTGCCGTTGACGTCCTCGAAAAGGATGTTTTAGGCGAACTACGACTGGTTCAAAGGACCTTTTGAAGGCTCACCGCAAGCTTGTAGGCTTCCAGTAGAGGGGTGATTTGCCATGTCTTTTGAAGCACGTGTTCCAGGAAACATATTCAGCCTACCCGGAGACATAGTCACCTTCACTGCAAGCGCAGCCGTAACGAAAGGCCAGCTTGTCAAAGTGACGGGTTCAATGACTGTTGGCCCCGCTGCTGGTGCAACGGACGCCGGTTATAGGCGTTGCTGCCGGAAGCGCCTCTGCAGGCTCAAAGGTTCCCGTCATCATGGGCTGCCCAATAGTTTACGTGACCGCCGGCGGAGCCAGTCTCAGCCGGCGCCGTTGTCGGCTCAGACTCTTCGGCAAGAGCTGTGGCGGTCGCTACAGGCCGGAAACAGGGCTTTAGGCTATGCCTTGGAAGCCGCATCAGCTGCTGGCGACGTAATACTGGTGGCTGTTAACCCGCACGTGTATTAGAAGGGGTGATTGACTATGGCTATGTTCCGTGACGCTTTCACCTGGGTTGACACGGGCGCAATAGCCTATCCAGCCCTGCACAAAAAGATAATCGAGCTAACCATGCCCGCCCTAGTGGTTAAACGCTTGTTCCCAGAGTTTCCGCTTGTAGCGGGCAAAACGGCAACATTCGTAAAGCAGCAAGGCTCAAGGGCTGCAGCGATCACCGAGGTCGCCGAGGGCACAGAGTTCCCAATGGACTACACGCCATATACCTACATAACAGTCACGCCATACAAGAAAGGCCTCAGGGAAAGGATAACCCGAGAAGCAATCGAAGACCTATACATACCCGTCATCGAGGACCAGCTGCGCCGATTAGCAAGGCGTATGGCCTACACAATCGACAAGGACTGCCAAACAGTCATAGACACAGCTGCTGGAAACACCATCACCGCAACGGGCAAAAGCCTCTCGGCAACGGGCACAGAGTTCACGATAACAGGCGGGCTTGGAACAAAGGACATTCTGGCAGCCAAAGCCATAATTGAAAGCTACGGCTTGATACCAGACACCATCCTATTGAACCCGATAAACGCGAGAGACGTTTACTACCTGCCACAGTTCTCGCTATACGCCTACTACGGCGAGGAAGTTATACAAACCGGCGCTGTCGGCATAATCTACGGCATGAACGTCTACGTAAGCCCAGTTATACCGGCTGGAACAGCCTACATCCTCAGCACTGGACAAAACGCGTCAGCGGCCTACGCCCCGTTGGGCTTCTTCGTAAATGGTGTTAAGGGTTTAAGTATAGCGGGATAAACCCTTGCACCAGCGAAATAAAGAGGCCGCTGACAACCGACGTGGAAATCAAGAAGGAGTTTGACGCTGTTGAAGTGGTGCTTTCAACAAGGTATGCGCCTGTAGTCACTTACGGTGAAGCAATCGTAAAGGTTACAGGCTTGGCGACAAGCTAAACAGCCTAACAATTTCCCATCTTTTCCAGTTCCCCTCTTTGTTTTTCTGTTCCAGAGCCAGCTCACGTCTGCGGGGCTGGCGGAACAAAAAAGAGGTGAGTTAAAAAATGTCTGAAAACAACAAGAAGCCTAAGCGCGTGCTGTTCCACCTGATGAAGGGGCTGATCTACGGAAGCGTCATAGGCATGGTTTTCGGCTCAGCGCTTTATCTGCTGGCTTCAGCCGTAAACCAGATAGCCCCGCTGCCATTCGCCCCAGCAATTTGGGCAGCTTTGATTTTCGGCGCTTCCGTGGTAGCCGGAACAGCCGTCGAATACAGCGACTGGCTTGAAAGCCATGAGTAAACTTTCCATCCTCTGCCACGTTTTACACGGCTTGACGGCGGGCTTCCTAGCCCCTAAAGGGTGGCTTGGCTTAGCAATCTCCCTTTTTCTCTACGCCCAGTTTTTCCTTTACGAGTTTGTTGAAGAGTCGAAAATCCGCGATGAAATGTTCCACGAGCTTCGCGAATGGAGTTTCGGCTTCATAATCGGCTTGGTGCTGGGCTTATGCGTTTAAGACGCCTTAAACATTTGAAAAACGTTTGCTGTATAGCCCTAAGCGTTTTCATGCTTGTCGCGGGGCTTTGGCAGCTTGAAATCGTGGAATTCCGCCTTTCATTAGGGCTTAAGACGTTTGATTGGCCCTTCTACATGCTTCCAAGCGTTGACATTTGGCTTGCCCGCGACATAATGTATGGCGTGATAGTCCTCGCGTTTATAATCCAATTCCTGAGCCTGTGGTTCTGGGATTAACATGACCGTGCAATATGTATCCGCGTCTGATGTTCAAGCAGCCTTAAACATGACATACGACAGCGTAAACAAGGTTTACACGGTTTACGGCTTAACAATCGCCGAGGCAAGCGTTCAAGCCCACGTGGACTTCGCAAACACTTACATAAACGCGTTGCTGGGTAGAGACCTAACCGCGGACGACCCGAAATACCCGGTTGCGAAGATGGCGGCTTTAGATTTGGCTTGCATGCGCATCCTCGTCGTCTCAAGCGGCGGAGCCATGATAGGCGCCTTCGACTACTTCCTGGGCGATTTGCGTGTGTCAAGAGCCGGCCCCTACGCAGAAGCCATTGAACGCACAATCAAAGGCTTCCAGGAGGATTTCGTCCGCCAGCTAGTTAACTTGACAACGCCAGTTAAGGCTGCGGAGGCCACGGCTGCTGAAGAGGTTCCGAAATATAGGGGCGGGCTGATTAGTCCATGACGTTCAAAAACTATGTGAAATTGAAGCTTAACGGGCGAATAACAATTTTGGATCCGGGCGTGGACATTGAGAAGCTCGCCGAATATTATGAAGTGGAGCCGTGTAGTAGCTGATGGCGGACGCAGCTGAAGTTTTATGCCAGCATTTACAGGACAACTGGAGCCTTTCCAGCCCCTCTAAGGCGGACATTTATTGGGCTAAAAGCAAGGTTGAAGCCATAGACTTCACGAAGATGGGCAAAAACTATGTTGTAGCCTGTTACGCGCCTATGACTGCTGCAAACGTTCGAGTGTTGGCTAAAGGCGTTTTATTGGCTGAACAGAACGTTATGGTTGACATCCTCGTAAAGGTTTCAACGTCCGTGGGCAGCGCGGTCGCTGTGAGGGAAAACATGCGCGGCGAGGTTTACCGCATTTTGAAAGCGTCCACGCCAAGCGGTTTCGGCTTCGCGGACATCACCCGAGAGTTCAACAAGAACGAGAGCCCGGATTTGGTTCGGCTAAGCCTTCAGGTTAAAATGGTGAGCTTGGCGTGACTGTTAAAATCCAAATTGACCCTTCAGAGGTTGAGGCTTTCGCCGAAGCCCTCAAGCAGATGAGCGAGGGTTTAAGGGACAGGTTTGCCGAGGTTTTGGGTGAAATAGGCCAGCAGATTGTTGTCCGGGCAAGGGCTTACGCGCCTGTTAGGACCGGAGCCCTTCGGGCAAGCATATATCACACGATAACCCGCGACCTGGTTCTCCGCGTCGGCGCATACGTTTATTACGCCATATTCCAGGAGTTTGGAACCCGCTATATTGCGCCCAGGTATTTCCTAACCCGGGCGATAAACGAGTGCATGCCTCTCCTAACTTTCGCCATGCAGGAAGCCATCAGCAAGGCTTGGGAAAGCTTGTAAAGGGCCATCACAAGCGGGTGGCCCGCAAGCGAGGTGAGTGTGAATGCCGATACTGGGTAGAAGCGCCTCGATCTATAAGGGGACGACTGAAATTGGATACTGCACAAGCGTCAGCGTCAGCATAGACGTGGACCTGATCAAGGAATATTACATCAGCGGGTCAAGCCCGGACAAGCCGGCGTTTCTCGCCAGCGGAAACAAGAGCTTCAAGGTTAGCATTGAAAAGGCTTACGTGGACGGCACATACGCCAACGACGTTCTCAACGGGACAGCCGTGACAATCGAAATTCGCCCTGAAGGAACAGGCACAGGTAAGCCGAAGATAACTCTGAGCAACGTTGTCTTCACAAGCTGGGAGCTGAGCATCGAGCAAGACGGCGTGGTAATGGAAAGCATTGAGGGCGAAGGAACCAACATCACTTGGGGCACACAGTGACAGCCCTAACCTTTAGGAGCGTGATCTCCAATGCCGATTCTAGGCAGAAACGCGCTGCTTTACCGGACACTTTACCCTTTAACGATCAGCGTTTCGCCGCCCCCAAACAGCACAAGCGAAGCGTTCACGCCGGCTGAGCGCGTTGACCCCGGAGAAACAGCCCGAGTCACATACACATACATAAGCAACGCTAACATAACCGCCCTGCAGGCAGTTTTCAGCTGGCTGAACAGCGCCGGCTCCGAGCTGAGCAGAAACACTGTGAACTTGACGCCTAACACCGTTGAGACGAGGACCGACGAATACACGGCGCCGGACAACGCTTACAGCTTCCGGTTCGGCGTGAGGGCGACAAGCGGTTCAACATCCGGAACCGCGACTTTCTCGGGCATGACGGAGAGGCTTCTCATAGGCTACGCCAAGACAGTCAGCGCAAGCGTTGACGTGGACTTGGTCAAGGAATACGTGTTTGGAAGCGATAAGCCCGCCGTCCTTTCAAGCGGAAACAAAACCTTCAAGGTCAGCATTGACCTGCTGTATGTGAGCAGCAAATTCGCCAACAAAATCCTCGCCGGCGAAAAGTTCGACATCATGATAGCTCCGGACGGATGGGGATCCGGCAAACCGCTAATAACGCTCAGAAACGTCACGTTAAACAGCTGGGAGCAAAGCATAGAGCAGGACGGCGTGATAGCCGAAAGCCTGGAAGGCGAAGGCGACAACATACTGTTTGAGACACAACCATAGAATCCCAATTTTTAGTCTGTTTAAAACCTTGATTGGAGGGAAAATTTATGGAAAATTTGGAACGCAACAAAGACGTGATACTAAACTTTGGTTTAATAGCCGTTGGACCGTTAAGGGAGATCGAAAAGCTTCAGCAAATGGTTATCCGCGACTGCAAAGGTCTAAAAATAGTCTATCAAACTGTTTCTGCGAAAAGGCTGAAGCTTGTCAAAGTCTCACCGGGTTCTGAACCCGGTAACCCGCCTGTTTTTGGCATTAAAACCACGTTTAGGGGAGACTCTAAATGAGGCCGGGGAAAAGCAAGCTTGAACGAATTAGGCGGAAACTTGCCGAAAGAAAAGTCACTGGAGAAGGGAGGTGATTCGCTTTGAGCGGGAAAGTGGAGGAATATGCCAAAAAGCTTGAGCAATACGAGCAAGAGAAGGCTGCGAAGGCCGCCAAATTCGACGTCAAGGCTTTAATTCAAAGCAGCAGGGAGATTCGCAGGGTTGAAGTTGAAGGCTTGGGCGTTGTCGAATACGGAGTCTTAACGCTGGCGGACAGCATTGAGCTCGGCAAGTGCAAGACTCCTGAAGAGCGGGGCGTTATGACTCTTTGGCTGATGCTGCATAAGGCGAACAAGGACTTAACCCTCGAGGACGTCAAAGCCCTACCGTTGGAAGTCGCAGCTAAACTTATGACAGCCTTAAGCAGGGACATGGGTTTTACAGTTGGCAGGACGTCGAAGACTGGGTTAGAGCCAATGTTAACGCCCAGCACATAGGCCTAATCGCCCACGAATACGGCTACCCGCTTGAATACATAGGCAGCCTCACACCCTTCCAGTTCCAGTTTCTCGTTTCCTGGCTTAACTGGTTCTACAGGAGAAGGGGCAGGTGAATGAGCCAAGAGCTTGAAATGCGCATAACAGCCAAGGTTGACGAAGCCTTGGCTGCCGTCCGCGAACTAGGCGACCAGACAGCGGAAGCCATGGGGCGCGTCGAAGAGGCGAACGAGCGGGTAGCCAAAGCCCAGGAAAGCGCCGTCGCCTCGGCGCGGAACCTGGCCACGGGCTTCAGCGGGGTTCTGACAGCAGGCTTCAGCCTCTACATGGGCTTAGACAGGATTGAGAAGGCGCAATATGCTGCTTCGAGAGCCTCCTATCAGCTTGAAGTAGCCCAAAAAGCCTTGGAGGAAGCCCAGCGGAAATACAACGAAGCTGTAGCCAAATACGGCCCTGAAAGCGAGAAAGCCCAAGAAGCAGCCAAAAACCTCGCCCTCGCCCAGGAAAAGTATCAGCTTGCAGCTGAAAGAGCCCAAATTATGCAGAACAACGTGAACCAGACGGTGATGCAGTTCGCCCTCTCCGTTGTCCCAACGGTAATAACCATGATTGACAGCGGCGTCAAAGCCTTCCAGAGCTTCCACGCAGCCATTGACATGGTTAACAAGGTAACCGCCTTTCTGGCCGCCAACCCAATCATGGCAGCCATAATGGCCATCGGGCTGCTCGTCGGCGCCTTGATCACGGCCTACCAGACATGCGAGCCCTTCAGGAACGCGGTCAACGCGATCGGCCAAGCCCTCTATAACTTCCTCAAGCCGGCCATAGACGCCATCTGCGGGGCTTTAACATGGTTCTGGGACAACGTCCTGAAGCCCCTGGCCGACTTCATAGTCGCCGTCCTGGTCGCCAACATAAACATGTGGGCAGCAGCCTTCAAAGCCCTCGGAGACGTTTGGGGCGCGGTTACAAGCGCCATAAGCGGTTTCTGGAACACTTATATCAAGCCCATTGCGGACTTTATAGTTTCCGTCCTAGTCTTCAATATCCGACTGTGGATGGAAGCTTTTAAGGCTCTGGGCGACGCGTGGAACAGCGTCTGCTCGGCCATAAGCGGCTTCTGGAACACCTATATCAAGCCCATTGGAGACTTCATAGTTTCCGTCTTGGTCGCTAACATTCGGCTGTGGATGAACGTCTTCAAGGCTTTGGGCGACGTATGGGGCGGCATTTGCTCGGCTATAAGCGGCTTCTGGGACAAATACATCCGGCCCATTGTGGACTTCATCCGCATGGTGCTCATAGCGAACCTGCAGTTCTGGATGAATGTGGCCCAGAAGCTTGGCGAAGTTTGGAACGCCGTGTGTAAGGGGATTGGCTGGGCTTGGGACACCCTTGTGAAGCCCGTTGTGGATGCGGTTAAATGGTTCTGTGAGTCCGTTTACAACGCTTTCAAGTGGCTTTTCGGCTGGCTTATAGGCGGAAGCCTTTGGACAGACCTATGTAAAGGCATTGTGGGCATATGGAACAGCGTTGTCGCACCCCTCATAGACACCATTAGAGGGTTCTGCGACGCCGTTGTAAACGCCTTCCGCTGGCTTGAAGACACCCTCGGCTCGATATGGAACAATATTTGCAGCGCGGCCCAAAACGCTTGGAACGCCGTTGCAAACGCATGGAAGGGCATCCAGGACACCGTGGGCGGAGCAGCCAAAGCAGCAGGCAACGCCTTCAGCAACTTCGCGAGCCAGGCGGGGAGCGCCCTGAGCCAGGCTGGGCAGGCCGTCTGGAACTTCATAACAAGCATATGTTTCGCCCACGCCATCCACAACGCCGTCGAATCAAGCATAAAAGACCTCGGCAAGTGGGTTGGCGCCGTCAAGGAGAGCATGAGCAAGGGTGTTGAAAGCGTTAAAAGTTTTGTCGCCGAAATCGGGAAGCCCGCGGCTTTAGCCTTAAGCGGGGTCCGTGCGGGGGCCGCCGCCCCGGTTGGGGCCCCGCCTATGCCTCCGCCAGCCCCTGCGCCCGTAACAGTCAACATAACAGCCCCGCTTGTCAACGTTGAGGGTTCGGCGGACAGGCGGACGGTTGAGTTGGCCGTGGAGAAGGTGAAGGAAGCCTTGAAAACCACGCTCATTGAAGCCACGTCTGCGGCCGCGCCGACCAAGCGGATCCGCGTGTTTGGAGGTGTCGTCTTCTAATGCTGCTGAGCGAAATGGTTAGGCACGTCAAAAGCGAGGGACCCCTTTACAAGGACACTACGCTATACACAAGCCCAACCCTCCACGACTGGACAACCAGGAAAACCACAACCCTGAACATTGCCACCCCCACGCTTGTCTACGCGAAGTTCAGGGGATACAGCAGCGGAAGCAACGCCATGGGCAGCTTGAGGCTTCTGCACGGCACCAACCCGGTCCTCGTCTATCAGACGCTTCCGTTCAGCCCAGGCGCCGAGCGGGGGCTGCTGATGTATCTCGGCTCCGGAAACCACAGCTTCGCGCTCCAAACCGCCGTCTACAACAGTCCAAACAACAACGAAGTTGTGAACATATCCGAGTTCTCATTCTTCAACCTCGACTTTCCAGACCTTTCGGGCCAAGAGGCCGCCAACTCTGTGAGCGTGGGGTCCGGGCAGAACGCGACCGTCCTGTCCCTCGACCTGGGCCCCCTCTACGGCAGGAGGACGCCGGCGGGGATGATAAAGCAATACGCCTGCATAGTCACAGCCTACTGCGAGATGGTGGACAAGCGTGGAAGCTACCTGGTCAACCCAGGCGAGTCGGAATTAACCTCGGACGTGATGAACTTCAAGATTTACCTCGACGGAGTTGGGCTTCCGTGGATGGAACGCCAGACCGACTACATCGCCATCTACACGAACCCCTCCTACAGCGAGGGATGCTTTGGGCGGACTTTCTTCGCCATGGACACTAATCGGACTTATACCCTTGAAGTCAAAGCCACAAACAGGTTTACGACAACCCAAACCGCGAGGGTTGTCCTAAACATTGTCATGTGCCCATGGATACTCATAGACTCCCATCAGCCGCTGACCCTGGATTTCCCACAGGGCTCAACCCTTTACCTTGTCATGGAACCCCTCACGGCGGACGCGACCAAAACCGTTAAGCTCGGCTGGCCCCGCTTCATCAGCTTCGGAGACTCCACAGACTACTATAGCACGGCGAGCGGGACAGGCATTCTCCCGTGGAACTACACTTTTGAAAGCGTTGAAGTCAAAAACGTGGGCTTGTTTGTCGGCGGATACGGCGGCTGCATAAGCGTGATAGCCGTGGACGTGAGGTGACCAGATGACCTTCCAGGTGGATTTCCTGTCGCTGAACGTGGTGGAGTTCGCCGAAACCGCCCTGCCCATAGCGTCCGAGTGGAACGCCTGGGAAAACCAGCAGCTAACCGTCAAACGCTTCATCTACGGGGTTAAACGCGTCTGGACCCTTAGGTGCGTGGAAAAGGACGTAGCGTGGAGTAACAGCGCCGCAAAATACCTGGAGGATAGAATGCAGCAGAACGCGACC